CAAACTTATCTGCATCTCTACTTGTTAATTGTCTATTATAATTTTCAAGGAACTTTCGGAAGACCTTACTTCTGGTCTTCCTAAGTTCAATGTTAAGGTGTTCTAGGATTGCTTCTATTTCTTGCAATTGGTTAAATCTGTGTTCAGTAATACCTGGTAGTGCCGCAGATAATCTTTCGACATTGCCTTTTACTCCACACTCAACTTTGGCTTCTGCTAGTTCATTTTCATAGTAATCAATACAGTTTACTATTTCTGCTAAACTATCATTTACCTTGTTGTACCAACCTGCCATAATTTAGTCCCAATCCTCGTCTTCTTCTTCCTCGTCAAGACCTAAGTCCTCACGATATAAAGCCAATGCCTCTTTTAAATGTTTATCACAATCTGTAAACATTTTAATTTCATCTGGATCGAGCATTCCATTTTCTTCAAATACTCTAACTAGATTTTCAGCGGCTTCGACTTTTAACTTAGGGTCTATGTGTATAGACACACTATCCCAAACTTCACTCAATAGTTGTAGATTGTCCATCTAAAGTCTCCTCGTCAATTTCTTCATCTATATCTTCTAAAGGGTGGTAATCTCTATTAGGGTTAGTACCCCATTCGTCCATTACCATTTGTAATTTCTCAGCATCGTTCCATTGCTTTCTGAAATGCTTATGCTCTTCGCCTGTTACTGGACTTACATAAAGTAGTTTGTTTCCTACTTTAGTAAATATTTCTTTTGTTTCAAAGATATCTACTAGTCCACTAATTGGTTCTAAGCCTGTGTCGTAAGGTATTTTTAACTGAACAGTTTCGAACGGCTTACTGTAACGAGATTTCATTACTTTGCATTTCGCTCTAATACCCTTAACATCTGTAACTTTGTTGCCATCTGCATCTTCTTTGAGTTTTAACTTTTGAAGTGCTACAACAATACTACTTGCATATATAAAGCCTTGTCCGCCTGATATTTTATCATCAGGGTCAAACATATCTTGCGATGCGTAAGTGTGGTTAGTTGCCACTAGAGCAATCGGAAATGGTGCTAATTGGTTAACAGTATTTCTAATTAATGCTGTTAGAGCCTTAGGCTTTCTACCTAAGTCACCTTTTAGGTCACCCTTTTCAAATTGTGCTACGTCAGTAGGTGTTAATAACATACCCAGACTGTCTATAACAAATACAAGTTTAGGCATCTCTTCATATTCCAAGTCGCCATAATTTGATTTGTAGTCTTTTAAAAAGTCATTAAGTGTTTTAGCAACGTCATCAATCATAGACACACTAATTCTTAATAATTTTTCAGGTGACGTATCAACGTCTAATGCTTTTAACCAGTCCTCATCTAGAGCATTCTCGGAATCAAATAAAACTACTTGACACCCCATCTGTTGTGCATTTCGCACTAAACTTCCAGAGCATAAGAAACTTTTACCTGACCCGGACTCTCCAGCAAAAACACTCACCTTACCGAGGGGGATTCCTTTGTTGAAATCCCCACTGATAAGATAATTGAGTGCAAAGTTACCTGTACTAATCCAATCTTTTGGATCGTGGAATCCAGCACTAATGCCTGATATACTTTTAGTTACACTGGTCCTAAATTTACTTAAATCAAAAGGTTTTTGCATTGCACAACCTCCTTAAGATTCAGTAGATCGGTTTCTGATCATTGCCAAAATGTCTTCAGTAGAACTGTTGCCGTTGCTGGCAGAAGCATTATCTTCTACTGGAGCCGATGGTGTTTCAGATACACTTTGCACTACCGCTTCATTACTAGTCTCAGAGGCTACGGATTCTTCACTAGTAGATGAACTTGTTGTAGGAGTTGCTGGTGCAGGTGCCGCCTGTGCAGGTGCTGATGCAGTTTGAACATTAGTTGTGTTCAGTTGCATTCCTGCTGGCTTGTAAAAACTACCCCATTTATCTGGGTCATATAGTTCTCCATTTACACTTGCCTCAAACATTTCCTTGATAACTTGTAGTTCTTGCTCTCCTGGTTGTTTAGGTAAGAACGATTTTAAATCGTGTAAACCATAAGTATCAATTGCAGAAAGTTCTTCCTCTGTTAGAGCAGATTCTTTTCTTGCCCATTTAGAAGTGCTGTAGTCTGCATACTGACCTTTGGTTGTTTTTGATAAACGGAAGTCTGTTCCATTTACATAATCTGTTGGAATGTTTTCCATATCTGGATCCATTAATGCACCTTTGATAATGTTAAATATCTGTGGTCCAATAATAAATCTTCTAATTGGATTCTCTGGCTTAGTATCTTCTTGTAAAGCATCTTCTTTTACAAATCCTTGGAAGATGTAACTTTTCTTTTTCCAATACTTTCTACCCATATCTTCTAGACTTGGATCTTTGAACCAAGGTCTAACTTCCTGTAGTACAGGACATTGTCCGCCGTACATCTCTACGCACGGTACTTGTACTATAACGGGTCTGGAGTCTCCTCCTTTGATACCAGGGAATGGTAATCTAATCATTAACCTTTCTGTCCAGAACAAAATGTTGTCCGGGTCATTGTCAGGTAAAAATCTTAGTGTTGTGGACTGTCCTTCTGCAATATTCCAGAACGGGTATACTGCGTTGTCCATTGTAGAAGATGAGCCTCCGGGTTTTGATTCCATCGATGCTAACTTCTGTCTTATTTCAGCCAATGTTGCCATAATATTTTTCTCCTTGTTATGCCTTATTCGTATAGCATTTGCCATACTGTTGCCTTAATTATATTGCCAAGATAGATAAATGTCAACCGATTTTTTAAATTAGTTTTTACTTATCTAACAGTATTATTTATATATCTTTAGTCAAATCTTC